AGAACATACTTCGCAGCACAGATTCATATCTGTGGGATAAGATAACAGATTTTAATCCTGCATACGAATATCAATTAAATGCAATAGCTCCAATTACTGGTACTAATTGCATGGGACTTATTGCAGTGGGTAAGGGTAAAGAGCCAGACTTTTCTAGTGGCATAGGACAGTTAGTAGATATTAACTTGTTCTTCTACAGCCCAGATAGTATCAATTGGACTCAGGCACCTGTTGTAACTGATAAAGGATTCTATGGAGTTGCTAGCGACGGTGCTGACATAATCGCTGTAGGTGAGAACGGTGTAATATACTACACTCAAAACGGAATTGATTGGGTAGGTCTAAACGAAGTCAACTGTTTCTTCGTAAACTCAGCAACCAACGTATTGAGTGTGACAAATACTGCTGGATTTACTGGTGGCGCATTAGGCACTCCGGTCAGATTCAACAAATCATTCTCTACGATTATTGCCGGAACAACATACTACGTCAAGTCAGTTGTGTCAAGTACTCAAATAACATTATCTAATACATTAGACGGAGCTGTTAAGGAACTAGTTAGTATTACTGCTGGTGGATTTGTTAATGGTACTACTTACACAATCACCAGCATAGGTACTACAGATTTTACTTTAATCGGTGCAGCTAGCAATACAGTGGGTATTAACTTTACTGCAACTGGTCCAGGGTCAGGAACAGGTACTGCAAATATTGTTCGTGGCGACATTATTCCTCCGCAAACACAGATGTATCAGTATAATTCCCTAGATCCAAATCCTTCAACACTAAGAAGCATTATTTACGCTGGCGGAGTTTGGGTAACAGCAGGCGACGAAGGAACGATCAAGACTTCACCTGACGGTATTACATGGACAGTTAGAAATTCAGGGGTAACTCAAAATCTTAATAATATCGCTTATAATGACAACGATTCGTCATTTACTATAGTAGGTGATAATAACGTAATTCTAGTAAGCGAAGATTTAGGTGTTACTTGGACTGCTACATCTGTATTCACTGTGCCAGAAACAGAATACGATGTTGTCGGTGCTGACTTCTCATTCGGCTATGCACCGGAAGAATTAGTTGCTGGTGTTGTAAGCGACAACATTTCAATAACAGTTACTACCCGCCCCGGAACAAACTGGCCTGTAGTAGAATACGGACATACCGGATTTGAAGTAGTTTCATTGGAGTTATTACCAACTGACGGAGAACAGGTAGAATATAGCTTTGATGGTGCGGTGAAAGTTCCTGCACACATTAACGTTCAGGTAATTGATGGTGCTACTGATTTGGGAACATCGCTTGCAGAAACAGAATATACTATTGATTGGATCAACAAGTCAATTACGCTAGACACTCCGTTAGCATTCACCCCTGTCGCTGACAAGCTCAGAATTGATGTGTATGCAGTTGGTAATGGAGATCAACTAGTCAAGGCTAGCACCGATACCAACCCGATCAGAACCGATTCTGTAACCGGATTCAATGAAATCTATGTTAACGCAAATTACAGTGCTAGCATATTTGCTGGAAGCGGCGTACTAAGACCTGGCACTGACAACTTAAACGTTCGTGTATTCGAAACAGAATCAGTATCAGATAGAATTTTCTGTGACAGCGTGACTAACTTTGTTCTTAACGGTCCTATCACGTTCCAAGGAATTCCCTTCGGCGGTCTACAAGAAGAAACAGTTTACTATGTGAAGTCTATCAGTTATGCTACCAACGCAATAATTATTTCACCGGTGTATGACTCTATTGCAGGACAAGCTGGCCCTGCACTAGAATTGTCTAACGCAACAGGCGAAATGTTTGCTAATATTCAAAACGGCGCGGCATCTGTTTGGTCGGACCCAGTGGTAGATCACAATGGAACAAAACTAGTATTTGGTTCAACCGGATTAGTAACTCGTGCGAAAGCATCTAATAATGCATTAACAACAGGAACTACTAGTGGGTTGATTGTAGGGACACCAATCACGTTTGGTCAAGGTACGTTTAGTACATTAGTACCATTCCAAAGATACTATATAAAATCCATTCTTGATGGCAACGAATTCACAATCTCAGAAACACTTGGCGGCCCTGAGTTTGCTCTAACAGAGTTCAATGGCACGACCACGTTTGTAACTAACGATTATGCAATCGGTAGGCGCTCTGATAATCATGCAAAAATTGTGTTTGCTTCTAATCAGTATAACACGGATGTTGATTATATTGTGTTCTCATTGTTTGGAGAAACAAGCCCAGTACAATATGGGTATGCATTACCAGAAGTGCAATACTTTAACGGTGATGGCTCAACTGCATCGTTCTACCTTAACAACTTTGTGGGATATGACAATCCAACAAATGCTATTGTAGAAATTGATGGAGTGAGAATTACAGCGTCACAGTATACTATTAGTTCAATTTCAAATACCATCTTGTTCAATAGTCCTCCTGCAAATGGCACTATCATATCAGTAATGACATATAATGATACAAGCAGACAATATCTAACTAGTCAGTATAATATTACTGGTAATCCAGGCTCATCCCTAATAAGCTTGACTGTGGGCTCAACCACACACTTTGAAGCCACATATGACCAAGATACCCCAACAGTAATTACGTATGACCAAGATACCCCAAGTGTAGTTGCATATGATGAGGTATTAGATTACCTAACATTGTCATCTGGAAGCACGAGTTCATTAAATATCAATGACTCAATAATCTTTGCAGCACCTACGATCGGTGGCATCGTAGCTGGTCAAACTTACTATGTGACAGAGATCATCAATTCTACTGACTTTGTAATTTCAGAAGACGTTGGTGGACTGCCATTTACAGTAACTACTGATTCTGGATCAATGACCTTGCAGGCAAATGGTTTGACTGTTGCCCCGATATCAAACATTGTCAATACTATTGCACCGCCGATTGCAACTACAACTGCGTCTTCATCCACTAGTGGTTCACCCAACGAAATTACAGTTGATAGCACTAGTGGGTTTATAGTTGGTCAGCCTGTTCAGTTCTTTGGAACATCGTTTGATGCAAACATTGAAACTGATGGAACTGTATACTATGTTGATTCTATTGTCAATAGCACTACATTCACGATTGAGGATTATCAAGGTAATCAGATAGTAACTGCTGGCGGCGGCCCTGGAAATATGCTAGTCGTTGTTGGTGGAAATCCAACAGTACGAGTAACCACAGACATTGAGCATAACTTAGTAGAAAATACTTTGGTTCGTATTGACGGAACAACTGGATCTACCCAACTCAACAATAACACATACTATGCTAAGATTATAAATCCATATGTGTTTGACATTTATGCTCAACCATATGACCCGTCACCAACCGCAGTCAACGATCCAATCATTGCTATTTCGGCTTACACAGGTGGCGGCTATACATGGAGACAGGGTCTGTTCTTCATCACAACTACTACCGCTACCGCTACCGCAGTAACCACTAACTTTATTACTGTGGGTTCAACCGAAGACTTGTTCGTAGGAACTCCGGTATACTTTAGTCAGGTTGAAACTAATAACGGAACTGCTCTCATGGGTGGATTAGACCAAGGCACTGTATACTACATTAAGACAATTGAAAATGCTACCACAATAACTGTTTCTGAAACTAGATACGGTGATCCAGTCACATTAATTAATGATACTGGAAGTATAAATCTAACTCAGTGGGCACAGACCAATGTAGATAGACTTTGGGTAACAATCAATGGTTATCGTGTACCTTCATCAAGTCTACGGGTAAATGACTTCAACGAAGTAAGCATTTTGTCTGAAATCGTGCCGGGTGATCAGGTAATCATTACTAGCATGATTCCTACAGCAACTCCCGACGAAGACATTTACATCAACTTTGTGAATCAGGTTAATGAGGGAACGGTATATCGTATCAATCCTGACATTACTACATGGTTAACTGAACCTGTATACCCGCTCAGCGAAACAATTTACATTGATGACGTTACTAAAGTAACTCGTCAGGTTGTACAGAATGTCACTACACCAGCTGCAACCTCAGGATTCTATTATATCGGATTAACCGCAGACAAGAACTTGATTGCTAATGTTAGAGTATTCAACAAGTCTACAGGAAACTTCTTACCACAAGAAGCAATAAGTGTTGTTCTCATTGACTTATCTCCCAATGTCAAGATTGTTCCTGGGGCCTACATTACAGCGCCGAATCTGACTTATCTCGGAGACGAGTTGATTATTACTACCCTTGAAGGAAACACTGTGTACATTAACGGTGAAGAAATCAGATTCGGTAGCGTAGATTTTGAAAACAATGCGCTAACTGAATTAGGCAGAGGAGTAAACGGGACGGCAGCACAGCCATACATAGCTACATACAGTAGAGTATATGGTTTGCTTTCATCCAATAAATTGAATGATATATATTACGATCAAACTTGGAACTCTAAGGTTTACAATACAGTAGAGGGTGATCCGTTACAGATTAGTGAAACGGTGCCAGCAGATTTCTTAAATAATCAAAATACCTAAGAGATAAATAGAACATGAGCAAAAATAAATCAATAAATGAAGGAAAAATTAAGCAAACTGCTGATAGAAAACCAAATGAAGTTGGCGGGTTTTATTTTTCCTCTGGAGTTAAGATTTTTGACCCTACTTCAAACGAAGTATTGGTTCAGAAAAGAGGGGATAGTTAATGTCAGTTATTAACCTGTCATACAATGTTGAAGGTTTTCTAAAAATATATGACCCTAATAATGGGGAAGTATTCGTTGATAAAAAGAATGCCATTAACTATGAAAATATGTCTGAGGCTATCGCAGACACACTAAGTAGTCGTGGATATGGCGAAATCTATCAGATGGCTTTCGGCAACGGCGGCGCCAGCGTAGACCAAACCGGAGTAATCACATATCTACCTCCTAACGTAACTGGTCAGAATGCAGCACTATACAATCAAACCTACGAAAAGATCGTAGATGACACGAGCGTATTCAACTTAGATCCTACTCGTAACAAGATGACAGTTTTCCACACTACTGGAAATCTTTATACAGATATCGTTGTGCAGTGCTTGTTAGATTACGGCGAGCCTTCAGGTCAAGCTGCGTTTGATAACAGCACCCAAACAGATAGTACATACATCTTTGATGAGCTAGGTCTACTAGCTAATTATGGAACTGATAGCAACGGAAACGTGATCACCAGACTATTGACTCACGTTATATTCCACCCGGTGCAAAAATCATTGAACAGACAGATTCAAATTGACTATACAATTAGAATCCAAAGCTTAACTAATCTAGTAACTATTTAAAAGAACGGAGTGCGGAAGTGTCATATACTATAGTAAGGACTGATGGTACAGTATTAACGACAATTCCCGACGGTATTGTAAATACCACAAGCACTCCTCTTAGCTTGCCTGGTAGAAACTATCCTGGCTATGGTCAGGTGATGGATACCAACTTTGTCCGTTCACTAGAAAACTTTGCAGATAGTACACTACCTGCAAATGCTATTCGTGGGCAGTTGTTCTTTGACACCACTGATGATACGATGTATATTTGTCCATCTGATGGTGAAAGCAATCTCAGTAATTGGTACCGCGTACTTTCTGCACCGCTAGTTAATCTAGAACTAACTGATCTTGACGCTTCCGGTGACATTACTGCTAATAATGCATACATTGATAATGATGTAACAGCGAATCACATCATTACAGATTATCTTACGGTAAATGTCAACGCCAATATCACTGAAGCAAATATCGCTACCGTAGCATACATTGGTGAGGCAAACACTAGAAGCATTACAACTGGTACAAGACCCACATTAGGTAACATGATCGGCGCTTGGACTGTTAATGGTATAGGTACAATCAATGGTGTTAGTAATACTAGTTTGTGGGTCACCGGCGGTAACTTAGTTGTTACTGGCCCAGGTACTGTAGGTATTCGCACTAATAATTATATGTGGGCGAATGGCGTTGCAGTGTCATTTGACGGCACCTACACCAACACTAATGTAGCTCTATACATGCCCACTTATGCAGGCAATGTCAGTTTCCCTAACAGCGGAACAGCTTTTAACGGCAACGTATTATCTGCTGGTTCAAGTGCTACTAACGGAACTATTGTAGGTAACTGGACTCTCTCCCCAGGTTCATCATTGAACGGAATACCCGCAATAGATGGAGCTAACGTTACCGGTACTGTAGGCAATGCACTAATAGCACAATTTGCAAACACTGCTGGTGTAGCTAATACAGTTTCAGTGAACGCACAGCCCAACATTACTAGTTTAGGCACACTAACTTCACTTGGAGTAAATGGAAACATTACTGCTGCAAATATTACTGCAAATACCGGTATCTTTGCAGGAAATGCTGCTGGACTATATAACATTCCCATAGCTAACTTAGTAGGAACGTTCCCTACTGTAGATAATGCATCCAATGCTTCTCAAGCAGACATTGCAAACACAGTTCGTGTTAATGCCCAGCCCAACATTACTAGTGTCGGTACATTGACCGGATTGATCGTATCAGGAAACTCACAGTTTACCGGTGAAGTAGTAAGTTTAGGATCAAACAGTAATGTAAGAATAACTGGCGGTTCTGCTGGACAGGTATTGTCTACTGATGGCACCGGTGCTCTCAGTTGGGTACCAACCGGAGCTGCAAATACTGCACAGACTGTTACTAATAATGCCCAGCCTAACATTACAAGCTTAGGAACATTATCTAGTCTTAACGTAACCGGTAATATTACGTCAGGTAACGTTTATGCTAATTCAGGCACTGTCAGAGGTAGTCTGTTGACCGGTACATTAACTACTGCAAGTCAACCAAACATCACAAGTTTGGGAACGTTGGCAAACTTGACTGTTTCCGGCAACGCACAATTTACGGGGCAATTAGTCAACTTAGGAACTGTTGGTAATCTCAGAATCACCGGTGGCTCAGCTGGATATGTTCTAACTACTGACGGCGTGGGCGGATTAAGTTGGGCTTCGGCGGGTGCTGCTACTACCGCAATTACTGTAACCGGTAATGCCCAGCCTAACATTACAAGTCTCGGTACTCTTAATTCACTAGTAGTATCGGGCAATGCATCATTTACCGGACCAAACGTATCTTTAGGCGCTATAGCAAACTTGAAGATCGCCGGCGGCTCATCTGGTTTTGTTCTTTCCACAGATGGATCAGGAAACTTATCTTGGGCCCCTACTGGAACTGCAAATACAGCAGCCACAGTAACAACTGCTGCACAACCTAATATTACAAGTGTCGGTACATTAACTAGCTTAACTGTAAGTGGCAACATAACTACTACCGCCGGACGCTTTATTGGAAGCGGCTTAGGGTTAACTAACGTTCCGGGTGCAAACGTCACCGGAACTGTAGCTAATGCTACATATGCAACCACAGCAGGTAGTGCGGCGACAGCAACTTCAGCCACAACTGCCACTACCGCAACAACTGCTACGTCAGCAACCTCAGCAGGAACTGCATCGTTTGCAACTAACGCAGAAACCTCAAACAGAGCTAACGTGGTCTTAGGGTCAGCACAGCCAAATATCACAAGCGTCGGCACATTGACCTCTCTCGCAGTATCAGGTTCACTCACTAGAGGTGGTCAAGATGTTATCACACTGGGTGACTTCACTAATAGTTCAGGTTGGACTAGACTTCCAAATGGATTATTGATGCAGTACGGTACCGCAACTGCATTCAGACAAACATCTACCTTTATTAACTATCCCATCGCATTTTCTTCATTCTCTGTTGCCGTGTGTAGCGGTTCAACTGCATCTAACTTCGACGGATCACAGGGCGCCCCTGGAGTAATCAATTCTACTACAACCGGGTTTACGACATTCTTCGGCACAGACGGTGGCGGAAGTGCTGTTACAATACGTTGGATAGCGATAGGATATTAAGGATTAGTTATGACGATTTATTATAGTCCAAGCACAGCCGGTTTTTATGATACAGGAGTTGTAGAATATCCCACACTTCCTGAGGATTGTATTGAAATTACTCAAGAAGAACGTGATCTTTATATTGAAGAAATCAATCATAAAAATAATCAGCTTGTGGTTGAAGACGAAAAGTTAGTACTAAAGCTCAAAGAAGAAATCGTAACTTGGGAGACAGTACGACTCAAGCGTAATGGTTTACTAAACGCAAGCGACTATACACAGGTTCCTGATTTTCCAGGAAACAAAGAAGCATGGGCGGCATATAGACAGCAACTTAGAGATATTCCTCAAATGTTTGTCAACCCAGAAGACGTTGATTGGCCGTTTGTACCAAATAACTAAGCAAAACAAAGTAAGATAAATAAACGTAACGGAGAAATTTTAAAATGGCTTATACGATTGTCAAGAGTGATGGTAATGTGTTGACTACTATCGCCGACGGTACTATTAACACTTCTAGTACCTCTCTTGGCCTACCTGGTAGAAACTATGCTGGATACGGTCAAACGCTAGATACCAATCAGGTACATATTCTTGAGAATTTTGCGGCAGCTACCCCGCCTGCTAACCCTCTCAGAGGTCAGCTTTGGTTCAATATTACTAATAGCACGTTGTATGTTTGCCCCGCAGACGGAACTACAAACGCAGCAGCTTGGCTATCACTAACCTCAACTGCCTCAGGCGGTACTACAACATTTGGTAATGTTTCTGTTTCAGGAAATCTCTCAGCCAATAATGCTTCAGTGGTAAACACAATCTCTGCCAATGCAATAACTGCTGGATATCTAACAGTATCAACTCAAGCTAATATTGCTAACGCCAACTTAAGCGGAACTACTAGCATTGCAAGCTTAACTACAACTTCTATCACATCAGGGTCTCAATCAACAAATGGAACATTAACTGGTGTGTGGACTGCTAACGGCGCAGGCACCGCAAACGGCGTTAATGGTACTTCAATGTGGGTTACTGGTGGTAATCTAGTAATTACCGGCGCAGGGTCAATTGGTATCAGAACTGACAATTACTACTATGCGAACGGCGATCCCCTTTCGTTCCCTGGTACATATAGCAATGCTAATGTTGCTTCTTATATCCCAACATATGTTGGCAACGTAGGTTCTGCTGGAGGCGCAACTATTTTCAATGGCAGCACCTTAAGCGCCGGCGCAAATACTACACCCGGAACAATTACCGGTAACTGGACATTGAGTGCAGGATCAAGACTAAACGCTACTTACGCTGACTTGGCGGAACGTTTTGAAGCAGATACCTCATATGAACCGGGAACAGTAGTTCAGTTGGGCGGTGAAAAGGAAATTACTGCGGTTCAATATGAACTATCAGAAGACGTATTTGGTGTTATCTCAAATACTGCTGCTTACTTAATGAACGCAGGCGCAGGAAGTGACGCTACTCACCCTCCAGTAGCGGTCACAGGTAGAGTTGAAGTTAAGGTTACAGGAAAGATTAAGAAGGGTGATCGTCTTGTTAGTGCTGGGTCAGGAATTGCTCGTGCTGCTAAGTCAGGTGAAGCAAACGCATTTAACACGATCGGTAGATCCTTAGAAGATAAAACAACTGATGGCGAAGGCTTTGTTGAAGCTATCGTAATGATTAGGTAACAGGGATAAGACATGACCTACGCACAATTTGGACTTATACAGGCAGCAGATTTTAACACATTGGTGGGAGGAAACCCCACTACGACTGTTAATACGCTAAACGCAACTTGGGCAACTGGCGGCGGGTCAGCAGGTTATGGACAAACAGCAGTAGCTAACGTAGCAGCAGGAGGCAGCGTCCTTGCTAGCACTCAGTGGGCTTCCCTAGTGTCTAACACTGCTAGTGCAGCATCACACCAAGGCTCAAGCATCACTTCAGTTTCGGTTCCCGTAGCAGGCGGTGTAATTACATACAATGCAGCTATTCCCACTAACTTGACAACTATCTATACCAATAGATTAAATGCAGCGGCTCAAAGTTCAACCACAGCGAATACTGCTACTAGAGGAACTACTTGGACAAACCAATTGACGTTTACTCACACTGCTACTTTTGCTAACGGTAATGCCGCCCGCTATTTCTTCAATGCTGGTGGTCAGATTAAAATGACCGTATCACATCCGGGTACAAATGGCATTGACCTATTGTTTAACAATCTAGCGAGTAACGTAGGTACAGTAGTATTGTCTGCACCAACATCAGGTTCAGTATCAATTGCTGGTACATCATATAACGGTATTACTAAGATTGGTGGAGGCGGCAACACTCCCACTATTTCTCAGAACAATGGTTACTATGCGTTGACTACATCAAACGCTAACGTATTCACGCAGACTGCTAGTACGGGCCCAAGCGGCTATCTATCATCATTCATTCGCTTCATTGTCCAAAGCAATGGTACACAGGGTTCAAACGGTGATGCTGGATCAGTAATCACTATCTACACTATTTGGGATGAAGTTCCTGATGGACTAACTGTAGCATCAGGTTCAGCAACTACTATGACATTGACCCCACCTTCTACGACTAACATTGCTAATACTTGGGGCTCAGTCACGTTGTCCGGCACGGTCAGCGGTTCATAACTTTTTTAATCACGCAGGGGTATCCATCTAAATACTCATAGGAGTTTATGATGGATACTAAGACCTTAATTACCGAAGCAAAAGCTCGTTTTGCTCACAATTCAGCAAAAGACTATCTAAAAGAAAAGTACAATGCAAAGCTACTCGTAGCAGAGCAGGGTGGTCTTTGGCGTGCTGACCAAGAAACTATCTCATTCCTAACATCATTCTTAAATGAAGAAGTCGTTCTTATGGATACATTTGATAATCCAGTAAAGGTTAATCGCCAAGACCTTAAAGATAAGTTATGTGAAACTTATTATAGAGTGATGAACGAATGGCACGATGAGTGGAAAGAGCTTGAAAGTAAGAGATAACATGACCGAACTAGTATACGATTCAGATAACGGCATCATCGCATTAGCATTACAAATGTACGTTCACTACGCTACTGAAATGGGCGGCGATCAGCATTTGATTGACAGAGCTGGTGAGCTAGAGTTTATCTTTAAGAATAAACCTACAACAGAAAGATACGAGTGGCCAGAATGACTCGTGGCGTAATACTATTTGCTTTCAATAGTCCCAAATACAATTACTATGATATGGCTAAACATACTGCAAAGCGTGTTGAGCATTTCTTAAAGCTGCCTGTTACGTTAGTAACAGATGAAGACTCTATGCCTGCAGGAGAGTTTGCGTATTGGGACAAAGTAGTAAAGATTAAGCCGGATAAGAATAACTTTCGTGACTGGGGCATGTGGATCAATAAGGGTCGCTATATGGCTTACGAGCTTAGCCCTTACGAAGAAACATTATTACTTGACGTAGACTACATCATCAACTCAAGTAAACTGCTTACCTTATTTGATATTGACACAGATTTTTGCTGCCACAATAGAACTAATTTCTTAATGCATCCAAATGCACCACAAGAACTACTGTCAGTTTACAGCTATGAGACACTATGGGCCACTGTTGTGATGTTCCGCAAGAGTACTCGTGCCGAGCAAATCTTTAAATGTTTAGAAATGGTACAAAAGAACTATGAACACTACGCCAACATTCATAATTTTATCGCCCCTGTATATCGTAACGATTATGCTCTCACTCTCGCCCTTCGTATTGCTAACGGCCATAGTGTTGATTCCCGCGATGTTATTCCTTGGGATTTACTGCACGTTGGAAAAAATACGCAAGTTTATCGTAATGGTGATGACCAGTTTGGGACAGAGTATACGGTCATGTTTGACAACTGGCAACGGGGCAAAATAAGAAAAGAGTATATTACAATCAAAGATCAAGACTTCCACGTGATGGATAAAGAAATATATGTGGAGATGATCAATGAATAAAGGCTTTGTCATTATGGCGCAGGGTCTTGATTATGAAGTCTGTGCAGAAGTTCTTAAGGACAGCATCTTAAACGTGATGCACGATGCCAACGTGACTATCGTTACTACTGATATGCTTCCGTACGGTGATCAGGCTCCCGATATTGATTGGAAGTTGCAGAATGACTGGCAAGTATACGAAGCAAGTCCATATGACTATACAATTAAACTTGAAGCCGATATGTATTTACCAAAGTCAATTGACTATTGGTGGGATGTATTACAGAATAGAGACTTAGTAGTAAGCACTACAATCAGAAACTTCAAGCAAGAGATTTCGGATGTTAAAGCATATCGTAGATTTATTACTGACAACAATCTACCTGATACTTATAATGCCATTACATACTTCCGTAAAAGTGAGTTAGCAGAAAAGTTCTTCAACATTGTTAGAGACGTATTTGAAAACTGGGACCAATACAAAGCTATTCTAAAATGCAACGTTGATGAGCTTTGTACAACAGATTGGGCTTATGCTATTGCTGTACATATTCTAGGTGAAGAGAATACTACACTGCCGCAATTCAAAGAAATGTCAATGATACATATGAAGCAATTCATTAACGGTTGTCCTACTCAGAATTGGACAGACAATTTGATTTATGAGAAGCTTCCGCACACATTTAGAATCAATACTATTCCGCAACTGTATCCATTGCACTATCACGTAAAAAGTTTAACTAAAGAACTTAGGGGAAATAACAATGGATGAAGTAGTTGTTATTTGGGAAAGTCATAAGGTTGCCAAGCCAGAGTTTAGGCTTTATTATGACGATAGGGGATGTGCTATCGCTTATACCTGTGAAAAACTTGAAGGTAATTACATTATCATTGATGCAACAACATTTGCTGAGGCTAGACCCGACATTAAAGTTGTTGACGGAAAAATCATTAGAGATCACTATGGCTCGGTAGTGAGCAAGTTGTGTAAAGACACTGAGGGTGTTCTTTGTGAGGTTGAAGACCTAAGCGTTATCACTGAGACCGATGGACAATATTGGAAATTAAAAACTTATGAATTATGATGACATTGTAGATATCGCAGACCTAGACTGCATCTATCTTAGCTATGATGAACCACAGAAAGAAGAATTTTGGATTAAGATTAAGAACTTGGTTCCATGGGCTAAGAGAGTTGATGGAGTTAAGGGTAGCGATGCCGCACACAAAGCAGCAGGCGAAGCAAGTGAGACAGAACGCTTCATTCTCATTGACGGCGATAATATGCCTAACGAGGATTTCTTCAATCTACAACTAGACTTTACAGGATTAGATCCTAATTACAAGTTAGCGCAATATCGTTGGCGTGCAGTTAATGCTATCAATGGCTTGCGTTATGGCAACGGCGGTATGAGTTCTTGGACAAAGACCTACGTTGCCAACATGAAGACCCATGAAACAAGCGATGGTAGTGACACTACTGCCGTTGACTTTTGCATGGATTCTTCTGATAATCTATACTGGGCGATGCACGACTGCTACTCCACAACGTATCCTAACTACACTCCCTTCCAAGCGTGGAGAGCAGGATTCCGTGAAGGTGTCAAGATGGTACTTGATCGGGGTGCAAAGCCCAGTATAGATGACTTTAGAGAAAGAGTTGCAGGACGCAATCTAAACAATCTTACTATCTGGCATAACGTTGGCGCAGACGTAGAGAATGGTGTTTGGGCTATCTATGGTGCAAGACTTGGTACATATATGACTATGCTCACAGATTGGGACCACAAAGAAGTAATGTGGTTTGATAACTTTCCTATTCTTTGGGAAAAGCACAAAAATGCACAGCCTATTATAAGTTCCGAGATGTTGGGAGATGAGTTGGTTGATAAACTTGGACTACCAATGTGCATGTTAGACCCCGAGCAAAGCAAGTTTTTTAAGCGTCACTATAACGCAGACAAGTATAACATGGGTCCACTCGTTAAGGAGATGGACGTTATTAGAAAGATTGAAGGCTGGTAAGTCTCAGCCATAACTAAGGAAATAAAATATGTCATTTAACGATTACCAGCGTCATTTAGAAAATACAAAGACCGAATTGGATTCGGTTAGTGGTTCATTCTGTGCCGCTAAGTGGAAGCAAGTGACCATGCACTTACAGAATGGCCACACGCATAGCTGTCACCACCCCAAAACACACCACGTACCGGTTGAAGAAATTAAAAGAAATCCAACTGCATTGCATAACAGCGAATATAAAAAGCAGCAGAGAAAATTGATGCTTGAAGGTGAACGCCCTTCTGAGTGTGACTATTGCTGGAGAGTAGAAGATCAGGGAGATAGCTTTAGTGACCGAGTGTACAAGAGTGCAGACAACTGGGCCAAACCTTTTATTCAAGATATCGCTAGCAAGCCATGGGATGACAACGTTGATCCTAGCTACGTAGAAGTTAGCTTTGGTAATGTGTGCAACTTCAAGTGCAGTTATTGTGCGCCACATATCAGCAGTCAGTGGATGGAAGAAATTGAAAGACACGGTCCCTATCCTACCAGCGATAACTTTAACAATCTAGATTGGCTAAAGAGTCAGAACATGATTCCGATTCCCAATAGAGAAGAAAACCCATACGTTGACGCTTTTTGGGAATGGTGGCCAAGAATGTATAATAGTTTGCAGCACTTTAGAATTACGGGCGGCGAACCACTATTAAACAAAAACACTTTCAAGGTATTGGACTATATTATTGATAATCCTAATCCTAACCTAGAAGTAAGTATCAATACTAATATGAATGCACCTGACGATATTCTTGACAAGTTTTTAGAGAAGGTCAAGATCATTCATGGTGAAAATAAATTAAAGAACTTTAAGTTGTTTACAAGTGCCGAAGCTCATGGTAGACAGAGTGAGTATATCAGATTTGGAATGAATTATGATAAATGGTTAGGCAACATTCATAAAACTTACAAAGAAGTTCCGGGTATTCAGTTCACCATTATGAGCACCTACAACTTCCTAAGTATGACTTCATATATTCCATTCTTGAAAGATGTGCTAGATATTAAGTTAGAGTATCATCGTTGGGACGATCACAGAACCCCGATGTTACTTGACATTCCATATCTAAGATTCCCCAATCATCAGGCAATATTCATTATGGAACCAGAGCAGCTACAAATGATCTATGATCAGGTTACATTCATGTACCAAAATCTTGAATACAAGAACTGGTATGGTAGTGCTAACCGTGGGTTCTTTGAACATGAGGCTGACAAATTGAAAAGAATCTACAATATCGCTAAAGACAATGTTGTAACGGAAGTCACCGAAAATAATCGCAGAAACTTTGTAAAGTTTGTTGATGAGCATGACAAGCGCCGAGGCACGAACTTCTTAGCGACATTCCCTGAGTACGGGGAAGTTTACTATAAGTGGAAGAATATGTAATGCGTGTAGCACTATGCATAAGTGGTCAGCCAAGAACATGGAAAAACTCATATTATACATGGGTTGAACACTTATTGCCCGGTGTAGAAAAAGATATTTTCTTCCATTTATGGGATTATAACACATTGCCGGGAATAGTAGTACAGTCAGGAGTATCTAAACTTGAGGATGTTCCTATTTCAGAAGAAGAAAAACAAGAAATACTAGATACGTATCAACCTAAGAAATATAAGTTTGATAGTAGAAATGTTAATCCGGTTGAACGTGACAAAGATCCTAGTATACTGTCTGATTATGTGAAATATCCATTAGGTTGGTGGTGTAGAAGTCAGTATCATAGCTTATACTATGCTGCCAATCTAAAAAGACAATACGAACTTGAAAACAATTTTGAATACGATGTTGTGTTTAGAATGAGAACTGATCTATATTTTATGGAAAACTTAAACATGCCCGCTACAATTCGTCCTAACGAGTTCTACAGCAAAAGCAACGGCTACATGGATAACGTTGAAGCCTTTATGATAGGTGATACATTTTATTTTGCTGATAGTTTTACATACGACCAAGCGGCAGAGTTCATCTATGGATTAAACTTCATTGATGCTAGACACGTTGCACCCGCACACATATTATGTCCTCCACCTGAGGTTGGGTTATATCCCTTTTTGTGTGCTAGTGGAATAAAAAATGTCAGTTGCCCGCAAAACATAAAGATATTACGAAATCAAGAATATCTTGACATAAGAGGAAGGTTAGCACACTATGAAGTCGTATAAGATAGCAGTCTGTTTGAGCGGCGAGGCGCGCACTTGGGAGCATTGTGCAACCAACATACTAGAATTCTACAAAAGCGATGTTCACGAAGTAAAGTTTTTTGGACATACCTGGACTGAAAGCGACTATAGAAAAGAGCATGAATACTATGGTGTGGAAAGATACGAACGCTACGATAATACAGTGCTAAATCTCAAAATGCGAAACAAAATTAATTATCAAAAACTAGTAGTGGATAATAAATCGGTAGTCAACGACACACCTGAACCAAGCGTTATAAGTTTTGATGAATGTACATATGGTCTCAAACGAGCAGCAAACTTAGTCAAGCCTACAGTGTATGTGCATATGAGCTACAGTATCATGAAAGCTAACTGGCTTAAAACAATGTACGAAATAGAAAACGATATGCGTTTTGATTTAGTAGTTAGAGCAAGACATGACACATACTATATGCCCGGTACAACGTTTGACAGTTATATACCTAATAATATAGAGCCAACTGTAATACATGGTGCCATCAACACCTTTCCAATGGAATATTGGCAAAACCACTTTAATGACGTATTATTCTTTGGATCAAGTAGAGTGATGAATACTGTATGTGATTTTTACAGATACTATAGTACGGGAAAGTTTTGGGAACTATTAGATACACACTGGAACGACCCTTATGTAAAAATCTGCGGGTATAATGTTAGTTTGTATAAATGGTTAGCAATGAAAAACATAAGGGTAAAAGAAACTCCCCTCTTGTTTAATACTGCTGTGTTTAGAAAAAAAGCAGCAGACGAACTATATAGATTGCCTCAAGATGCGGAAGCAATTTTAGATGTTGAAAGAGGGTTGTTCCGATGAGAATTGCAGTATGCTTTAGTGGGGTTATAAGAACAGGAGTGTTATGTGTTGATAACATAAAACGTTTCTTAGGAGACATGCTACCAAACTGCGATTTTTTCCTACACACATGGGATTACGAAACTAATAAGCCTTTTGCTAGAACGCACTGGAACGATATTCCATTTATTCAGCGACTTGACGAACCGTTACGTCAAGAAAAACTACAAAAATTCATTGAAGCATACAATCCAATAAAGTTTAAGGTAGATAGTTATTCAGAGTTTATGAATAGCGTTACTAATAAACAGTTTCCTATAGTGTGGCATACGCTGTCTAGAAGCTTTGAGCTTAAAAGACAACATGAACTGGAAAACAATTTTACGTATGATGTAGTAATAAAGATTCGCCCAGACGTTATATTTCCCGATTACAAGAGTCTGCGAAAAGCATTAGCTAGAATAGATATATCTAAACCGGTTATTTACAGTGATCCGCATATAGCTCATAGGTTAGATGATGTATTTTGGATCACAAATAGCCAGGTCGCTGATACAATGATTAGATTAGTAGCGGAACCTAGGATGCCACCAGATAACTTTAATACAGCAGTGGTTGAGTTCATACGAAATAATGGAATATCTCATTTACCGATTGCGGGCATTGATCAGATTTGCTATACTATATACAGATATGAATCGTACATGCTTGACCCTATGACAAATTTCCGTGAATGCTATATGAACGATCTTATACATTACAGTTCTGTACCTGCCGAAGAAATACAAGGAGTGTTTCGTTACAACGATAAAAATAACTTATATAGGACAGTGAAATGATTGATTTCCTATACGCAAATGGATGTAGCTGGACAGCCGGCAACGGCATTCAAGATGACCCAAGTTTATCCGATTTGGAACCTGTTGAGAGATGGAGTCATCTCGTACCAAACGCATGGCCTAGTGTAGTCGCAGAAAAATTGGGCGTTGAACATATCAACGAAGCTCAGGGCGCCGGCAGCAATGCACGTATGGTTAGAACCACGTGCGATTTCTTACGGAACTATCCAAAGGAAAAATATAGTTCATTGGTAGTAATGTTGGGCTGGACTACGGTTGACAGAAATGAAGTATATTTACGTGAAGACGAAAAAGAAGGATGGTGCATGTTTAATGCTACACAGCCGGTTAGTTCACACGGTGTACCCTTCAGACCAGACTTTAGTAAGGACTATTTGCGAATCATTGATGAGTGGCAAAAAGACTATATCTTAAATGTGTACTCAAATCATAATAACTATGTTAAGTTTCTGCAAGAAATGTATCTTATGAGCAATCTACTAGAAAACTTGGGCATAAGGTATTTGTTCTTTAGCAGCTTGCCATGGAGAACTGCATGGATGCCAAATCATGATAGTTTTGATATATCAGAAAGATTTGCTCAAGAAATTGCAGCAGTACAAAAGCCCTGCATTTTGAATACCCGAGATTCAGATGAATCATTAAATGTAATGAGTATTTTTTGCAATATTAATCAAATCCCAATGGCTACCGATTGCCACACTATGATAGAAGGACACAGAAGATGGGGCGAACATCTATATCAGGAGTTTACTAATATTTATGGATAAGAAAAAAATTGTAGTATGCGGAGATAGCTTTAACGTCGGCATCGGCCTTGTTGATATGGAAAAGCAGCGATATGGCCAGCTCGTCGCAGATGAATTGGGGCATGAATTAGTAATGCTGGCTAGAGGTAGTGCCTCAAACTATGCAGTGTTTCTTCAAGGCATGTATGCTAGTGAAATGACGCCCAAACCAAACTGTGTCATTATATGCGTAACAAGTTATGATAGAATTGAGTGGCTAGAAGATGAATTTGAAGATCATGTAACTCTTGATCTTTCTCATTTGAACTATCACTTATACCCGCCTCATCATCATCCTCAACCACATCATGATGGTCCATTGGATTTTTATTTTAAGGATAAGGTTGGGTATAATCCAAAACTATTGACTGAACAAGTTGGTGCAATTCCAGATTATCTAAGTTTATTAGATAAGAAGAATCCGGCTGGCTATTATCAGAGATTGCATTCACAATCTCCTGAAAAATTAAAAATGTTGATGGAACATTATTTGACTGTTTGGTCTAACAATTCTATCAAACCTGATTACGATAGGGGACTGATACTGAGTGCCTACACTAAGATTACAAACAGTGGTATAAACTGTTTGGTTCTTTCAAGTGATCGCAAGTTTGATACCTTAATACCTAAGAAGGATTTGATTTACCACAATTGGGGACAATTGACAATGTTATATCCCGACACTATAGGTAGTCATCACGCAGATTATCCAGCACATGAAATTACTGCAAAAATGATAATTGAAAGAATGCTAGAAAATGGATACAACTGATGAGTTGATCTTGATAGCGAACGGCGATAGCTGGACCTATGGATGTGAAATAGTGGATCCTATCCTGCTGGAAAAATATCCAAAGATCACTCATTTGACTGAGATAGACTATCTTCCTGAAAATGATAGTTATAGACTCTCTAGAGTATGGTCAACTAAGCTAGCAGAGTTATTAAAATGCAAGGTGATGAACATATCTGAGCCGGGCGATGACAACACTAGCATACTGTCTAGGACGCAAGAGTATGTCCTGCATTTACTGAGTCAGGGCGTAAAGCCCGAACAACTGTTTATCGTTATCGGTTGGACAAGTCCAGAACGCAGAGACTTTTGGTACAAGAGTGATGACAACACTCAAAGCTATAAGTTTAAGCTTAACCCCCACACGCCAAAATATAATGAGCGTCCATTAACGGAGCTTACTAGGACATATGCATTGAACTTTTGGAATCCAGAAGAATATATTGTTAGGTATGTCACTACCGTGTTGAACTTCCAAAACTTTTGTGTAGCGCATGGAATTAAGTTTTTAAGCTTTAATGCTTTCTATAGACAAAAAAACGCGGACATTGGTACATGGCAAGATATCAATATTGAAGAACAACTTAACTCGTTGTCATTGGGAAACATCCCTATTTCAGATAATAGTACTCGTGAAGTCCATCGTATAAATTACAATACAGTGTGGCAAAATATAGATAGTACCAGATACTATAATAAAGACAACGTGAATAATTCATTTAAGACATTTGTGGATAATACGCTTGGGCCACAAGGATATACTGGATGGCACCCAAATGAAGATGGCCATAATTTATGGGCCACTCAACTATTTCGGTATATACAAGAACATAAGCTACTAAATATTGGATATGACTATGAACGAACCTAAAATTGTAACTAAGCACTGGGGCCAAGAAACATGGATAGCTGACGGTGTTAGAACTCCATATGCATTAAAGCGTATTCTTTTTAAAGCTGGTAACAGAACGAGCTTGCAGGTGCACCAACAAAAGTTTGAAACTAACTATGTACTCTCAGGCACAGGCTTGTTGTATATCAGCAAAGACAAGTTTGACGTAGAACACTTCTTGAATAATTCAATGACACCAGCAGAAGTGGAAGAATACGAATCAACATTTGATATTGTACAACTTGAACCAGGCGTCACCTTTGATGTTCAACCTGGGTATGTCCATCGTGTAGTTGCCACTACAGACCTTGAATTCATTGAAGCAAGTACTCCAGAGCTTGATGACGTTATAAGACTTCAGGACGATCAGAACAGAACGCATGGCAGAATACAGTATGAGCACCAGTAATACAGTAGTTATACCTACTGCTGGATTAGGCTCTAGAATGGGCAATCTTACTAAGAACCTAAACAAAGCCCTATTGCCCTACAAGAACAAGCCGGTATTGTCACATATCATAGATCAGTTTCCTGATAATACAGACTTTATTATTCCTGTTGGACACTTGAGTCAACAGGTTAAAGACTATTGTAATATTGCACATGATGACAGAAATATAACGTTTGTTGAGATTGACGACTATACTTCTAGTATTAGTGGCACTGCCTATACTTTAAAAAGATGCTTGCATTTATTAAATAAACCGTTTTGGTATATACCCTGCGACACATATTTTAATATTGATCTAGTATCGTTGATCAATGACACCAGTAAAAACTATTATTTCACTAAGCAGGTAGATGAAGAATTAACCAATCTTTATACGATGTTCAAGACCGACGACATGGTTATCACTGACATGTTGTTTAAAGAACAATGCTCAACTGATTACGCAGCCTTTACCGGCGTCATGTATCTTGGTGATTATACAAGCTTTAATTCACGGCTACGTGAGCTAGCAAGCAATGAAGTTATTTTTGCAATAGCCAGTGGTGAATCTACGATTGATCTAGCTAGCTGGATTGACTTCGGTAACATTGAAAGCTATACCGACGCAGTAAATGCTAGTCAAAAGTTTGACTTTAGTAAAGAAGATGAAATCACTTATGTCACTGAATCTAAGGTTGTCAAGTGGTGGGTAGATAAGTCTGTTACTGAAAACAAGTATAAGCGTACAGTAAATCATACTGAGATATATCCAAACAACTGTAAAATAGTTGGCAACTTTTTAGCATACGACTTATATCCTGGGAAAACATTGTACCAGCACAACAACGTTGAACACTTTAGTAGTTTACTAACATGGCTGGATACTAATGTTTGGCAGTATACGAACACAGATATAAAAGATAACTGCATTGATTTCTACAAGAATAAGACTATCCATAGAATTGACAAGTATCTTAGTAAGTATGTTGAACAAGAAAATGTCACAAGCGTAAATGGTATTGATGTAAAAGATTATACATACTATCTAAACAACATAGACTATTCTTATTTGTCAGAGACAGTTCAAGCTTCGTATGTTCACGGCGACTTACAGTTTGATAATATTATTTTAGGTGAAGACTATAGATTAATTGACTGGCGTCCTGACTTTGCGGGTAACACAGTAACCGGTGACATTTACTATGATTTGGCTAAGTTAGCTGGTGGATTCATTATTAACTATAGTAAGATCAAAGAGAACAACTTCAAGATTGACATTGTTGATAATAATGTTACATTGGAAATACCTTATATAGATAACCATGAACAGTATTTTGACATATTGAAAAAGTTCGTAGACGAGAAAGAACTAGAGTGGAAGAAGGTAGAACTATTGATTCCTGTAATCTTTTGGAACATGTCTCCACTACACACTAGTCCCTTTGATAAGTTTCTTTGGTACCTAGGTATTAAATTGTTCCAGGAGTATGAATCTAAATACTCTAATCATGAAGCAGTTCTATAGCTTAAGTCAGTATCCTGGTAAAACTGGAACATACTACTACAATCTGTTCTTTAATAAGTTTGGTATTGACGCAACTTATACAGCATTGGGTTGCCAGCCACATGAATTCAATGACACGTTTAACCGCCTAGTCAACGATACTGATACGTGTGGCATCAGTGTGAGTATGCCATATAAAAACACAGTAACCCATCTGTGTAACGAATTAGACAAACAAGCTCACCTATATAATAGTTGCAATACAGTTACGGTAAACAATGGACATACCGTAGGATATAACTGCGACATATATGGATTGTTGGGTATCATTTCTGAGATATCAGTTGACGATAAGATATCAATATTAGGCGATGGGTCTATGGGACAAATGTTCTATCGTTACCTAAACGACAATAAATATTTTGATGTTACCGTGTATAGCAGAAAAAACAACAATTGGCATGACAGGCATGAACCAGCGAACGTCATAATAAATTGCACTAGCTTGGGCACGAGCGAACTTGTTTCTCCATTAATGTTGATTCCTGCAGGAACCTCGTGTATAATTGACTTAGCGTTAAACAAGTCCGTTTTATACGAGCAATGCTTAGCAAGCCATGTGAAGTACATAACTGGTACGAACTTTTACGCACATCAATTTGTAAAGCAGTTTGAAATATACACTGGTATAAAAATTACAGTTGAACAGTTTAACGAAGTGGCAATTAAATGATTATAAACAAACTTGTTATTGATATTGATGGTGTGTTGACAACCGGGCATGTACTATACAATATAGAAGGCAAAACCTTCAAGATTTTTGGGCCACACGATAAGGATGGTCTTAAACTAGTAACTAAGTATATCAGTGATATTACTTTTATCACTGCGGACAAGACTGGCTTTGATATCACTTACGCAAGAATCGTCAAAGATTGGAAGTTTCGTGATGATCAGTTAGTTTTGGTTCCGGAAGAATCTAGATTTGACTGGTTTGTAAGTAATTGTGATTTCAACACAACTGCATATATTGCTGATGGTTACCACGATGCTCCCATATTAGAGCGGGTAGCACTCGGTATTGCCCCCAAAACTGCTAGAATTGAAGCAAGAAATAGTGCTAATTATGTCACACCTAGTGATGCTGCAAATGGTGCTGTACTTGACGCATGTTTATATATTGAAAGAGTGATTAATGGACTTGAAACAGTTTAAATTAGGTGTGGGTCCAATGAGCAAAGAGATAGTTGAGCTATGCCTCAACTATAGCCACTCGCACGATCATCCACTAATGATTATCGCTAGTCGCAATCAAGCAGATTACGATAGTGGGTACGCAATGAATACCAAAGAACTATCGGAGCTAGTGTTCAATCATGAACATTATAATCCTAATAGGGTATTATTGTGTAGAGACCATTGCGGTCCTTATTTCAGCGATATGGATAATGGTCTAGAACTAGAAGCAGCGTTAGTGCGATGCTTGAATACAATCAAGGCCGACATTGATGCAAACTTTGACCTCATTCACGTTGACGTAAGCAGAGTAGAACCGAACAAGCAGCAATATGTTGCCGAGAAGTTGTTTTCCTATGCAATGGAACTGAATCCAAATATTATGTTTGAGTTTGGCACCGAAGACAATACGGGCAACACCACTGAAACATTGAATATGTTGAACATTCAACTAGAATATGTCAAGCCTTGGCAGAACAATCTTCGCTATGTAGTGTCTCAGACAGGAAGCTTGACTAAGCAAACTCAAGTTGGTACGTTCAACATTGAACAGACCAAGAAGCTTATCAACGTCATTCATCAAAATGGCTATATGTTCAAGGAACATAATGCAGACTATCTTGATGTTGAGCAGGTAAAGTTGCGTAAAGATACAGGAGTGGATGCATTAAATATCGCCCCGCAACTTGGCACTATTGCTAGCAGTGTGCTATATGATTTGGGTTCGGGCACAGTTGAATTATCAGAGTTCATGAATGTTGTACTTGATTCGGGCTATTATAAAAAGTGGTGCACCGTTGAAGTAGACAATGACAAAGACCGCTTTATCAGTTCTGCACACTATTTGTTTGAGCATCCATACTGCTATGATCTAAAGCAAGTAATAGATATGGAAGAATACGCTACAGTGTTAGAGGCTAGATTGTTTGACGCACTAGACCAATATAGATTTGGGTACAACTAATAAAAATGGTAGCATAATACCCAATAAATACTGACTACTATTGGAAACAACTATGATTAAAATTATCAAGAACCTTATCAACAAAGTTAGGCGCGAGATTCTATATAGAAAAAGAATCAAAGAGCTTAAAAAAAGAGATCCACATATTTACAGATGAACTACGTAGGCATTAGTTGCGGCTTCCATGATGCCGGTTTAAGTGTCATTGATAACAATGGCAATATTCTTTTTGCTGGGCACAGCGAACGATATAGCAAGAAAAAGCATGATAGTGACTTGTGCTTGGGCATTGTTGATGATGCGTTAAATTATATCAACAATGATTTTCAAGTGCATTACTATGAACGCCCTTATGTTAAGGCAATCCGTCAACTATATGCAGGGCAAAAGTTAGGACCATTTGGCTGGGACAAGTTAATCGGTTCTTCATTGTATGCGTTAAACACGGGCGAACACTCTCATAAAGGTAGAGTAAAGACGCACAATCACCATCTATGTCACGCCGCAGCAGGATTCCAAACAAGTCCATATGAAGATGCTACAGTAGTTGTTATTGATGCTATCGGTGAACTAGATACTATTAGTATTTGGGATGCAACTTACGATAAGAACGGTGTAGCAAAGTACAAGAAGATTTGGGGACGCAAGTATCCTGACTCAATTGGTCTTTTCTATTCTGCAATGACAGCACGAGTAGGCTTGCGCCCACTAGACGAAGAATATATTCTGATGGGTATGGCTGCATATGGTAAGCCAGTATATGATATCTCAATGCAACGATTATTCAGTAACTTTAATGAGATTGTTTTGAAAGATAACCTACACATCGGAGTTGATGAAAAGTTTCTAAAGGATGCAGACGAAATGGATATTGCTGCATCTGCACAGGCTGTTGTTGAACAGCTAATAGAAACAGTAATGAAGAAGGCTAAGAAGCTAGGTAGTAGCGACAATCTCGTATATGGCGGCGGCGTTGCTCTCAATTGTCTTGCCAACAGACTACTGGGTAAGTATTACGAAAACATTTGGATCATGCCTAACCCAGGTGATGCAGGTAATAGCTTAGGCGCAGCAGCGTTGGGCTATGGCAAGAAGATCAACTGGACAGATGCTTTCTTAGGATTTGACATTGAAGGTGATTATCCGGTTGACAGCATCATCAAAGAATTATATAGTAACAAGATGGTAGGTGTCGCTAGTGGCAGGGCGGAGTTTGGCCCTCGTGCATTAGGTAATCGAAGCCTGCTAGCAGACCCTCGCGGCCCTGAAATTAAGGACAAAGTTAATGACATTAAACGAAGACAGAAGTTCCGCCCGTTTGCGCCAGTCATTTTGGAGGAGCTGGTTACTGATTACTTTGATATGCCTAGTGGCTGGAGCGACAGTAGGTATATGCAAGTCATCGCTACTTGTAGGCATCCTGACTTATTTCCTGCTATCGTTCATCATGACGGGACTTCTCGTGTTCAGACTGTCCCGAATGACGGATCAGGAATTAGAAAACTACTAGAAGCCTGGTATAAAGAAACCGGCTGCCCAATGCTTTTGAATACGTCATTGAACATTCGTGGAGAACCCATGGTTAATGATCGTAATGATGCTGATAGATTTGAAAAACTCTATGGAGTAAAAGTCTGCTCATAAGTAAAGTATATGCTTAGAGACGTATTCTATTTTGGTAAAAAGCCCAACGTTCATCCTAGAGAACAGTTTGCAGAGAATCTACAAGATGCTAGACTAAAAGCCACTACTCGTGACTTTTGGATCATTAATGAGTTCTCTGACTATCGCAATTTTGATTGGGACTTTGATTTTGAATTTTTGCCTGACGAAGACGTTTGGGCAGAAGATCACAATAACGTATGGCCTAGTCAGCATCAAAAGGACAGTGGCACATGGTTGTGTCCCAAGGAACATAGTGATGTTATTGTCTATCGCAATGATGTAGATCCGGTCATTCGTAAAAACGAAAAGACCGACCAATGGGTCGAGCTTGATTTAATCAACTATAGTAAGTTTGACTTTAGTTGGCATCCTGACCCAACTGATCCTCCCTATATCTATAAGTGGGGTTGTAAGTTCTTCCCAACAGAAATCAAGCATGTATTAGAGTATCGTGTTCCTGGCGCTACTCAAGAAAAGTATATGAACACGATTGCAGAGTTAGTACCTGAATATGATCGTTGGGTAGAACATCAGGCAATTGACAAAGATAGATTTGATATGTCATGGAGACCAAATCCATTGGATCCACCATTCATCTATGTTTGGGGTAACAAGTATGTTGACGGAAGACTACAGCCCACACTTGAATATCATGCTCCGAACGCAACTGATATAAAATATCTATCAGAACTTGTCCCTGTTTTACCTGAACAAGATAGATGGACTATTCTTGAGGATATTGTAAAAGATTCATTTGACTTTAGCTGGCGTCCTGACCCAAGAGAACCAGCATTCATTTATGTATTTGGTAACGAACAATACGATGGCACAATCATGCCTACACTTGAATATCGTTGCCCTAATGCTACAGAAATTAAGTATGTCAATGATATTACGGCTAAATTAGCTCCCAAGAAGGAATTGTTTGAGCATTTAGAAGACAGTTATGGTATTGATTATAGCTGGCGCCCTAATCCTACAAGTCCTCCCTATATCTATGCATGGGGTAATCAATGGAATAGTCCAGAAGAAAAGATATCTATTCAGTTTGTCGTTCCAGGAGCCACAGAATACAAATATATGACAGAGCGTGCTATTCGCAAGCCATGCATGGATAATTGGGTAGTCCCTGATGATGTTGACGCTACTGGATTTGATTTTAGTTGGGAGCCAAACCCCACGGCACCCCCGTACATTTATGAGTTCGCAACACAATGGCAGAAGACCGGCGGCCCTCAGTACGTAGTACCGGGAGCTACGGAGAAACAGTATGTGGATTTTCAAAGAGTTAAAAGACTTCCTACAAACAAAGGTTGGGCGATTCCTAACAATATTGATATTGATAGATTTGATTTTTCATGGCATCCAGATAGTTCTAGTCCTCCTTATGTTTATGTATTTTCTACTCAGTGGGCATTCAGCGGCGGACCTGTATATACAGTTGATGGAGCAACTGAGGTCAAGTATGTAGAAGATCAGGTTGCTACTGCAATCGTAGATATGAATAATTGGGTATATGATGCTACTGAGATTGATGTAGACAGCTTTGATTTTAGCTGGCATCCACATGCAGAAGATCAGCCATATATCTACCAGTTCGGTACTCAATGGCAGAAGACAGGTGGTCCTAAATATATTACTTCGGGCGCTGATAATTCAAGCCCGGTAAAATATGTAGATACTCGTATTATAAAAGCAATGCGCTTATCCAACCCACATGATTACTATTGGGTAGAAAATTATCCCATTAAAGACTTTGATTACTCATGGCACCCAGACGATACCGAAGAGCCATATATCTATGTATTTGGTAACAAGCAGTATCCTGCCGAAGAGTGTCCTACTATTGAATATAGAATGGAAGGCGCAACTCAGGTAAAATACATTCATGATATCGTAGCTACGTTAGATGTAGATATGACTAACTGGGTAATTCATGAACCAATTGATGAAGACAGTTTTGACTTTAGTTGGGTACCTAATCCAACTGACCAGCCTTATATCTATGTTTTCGGTAACCAACGTTATTCGGGTGAGATTTATCCCACTGTAGAATATCGTACTCCTAATGCGACAGAAAAGAAATATGTCAGTGATGTAACCGCTAAACTTAAAGTTGACAAGTCTAAGTTTACTTTATTATATCCAATAAACGAAGATAAGTTTGATTTTAGATGGAGACCTAACCCAATGTCTCCTCCCTATATCTATATCTTCGGTAACCAATATTACTCAGCAGAAGAAATGCCCACTGTAGAATATCGGGTAGATGGTGCTACCGAAATAAAATATGTGAAAAATATTACTGCACATTTGAAGTCCAACATGACAAATTGGGAAGTTCCTAGTAACATTGACGTTTCAAGTTTTGATTTTAGCTGGGTGCCTCATCCCAAAAGTCCTCCCTACATCTATGAGTTTGCAACGGTGTGGAATGACAGGGGCGGACCTAGGTATATCGTCAAAGGGGCAACAGAATACAAGTACATTGAAGAAATTAAAGCTAAAACATTACCTGATAAAACCAATTGGGACATTCCGAATAATATTGATATTTCAAGTTTTGATTTTAGCTGGGTTCCTCATCCCAATTCCCCTCCATACATATATGAGTTTGGGACACAATGGAATGACAGGGGAGGACCTGTTTACCGAATGCCTGGTGCAACGGAATACAAATACATTGATACTGTAAAGGCAAATACTCTTCCAAGCCGAGTCAACTGGGAAATACCAGACGGGGTAGATGTTAGACGATTTGATTTTAGTTGGGCACCACATCCGATGGCCCCGCCCTACATCTATCAGTTTGGTACTAAGCTAGATAACAACGACGGTCCTAGATATGTCACGCCTAGCAACAACGGAGAGATTGTATATCTTGAGCGGGTAGAACTTTTAGGTTCATCTGATATTAGTGTGGGTCAATATTATATTGAAACCAGCTTGGAAGAGTTAATCAATAAGCATCCAAAAGAAATCTTTTGGGCAATGCGAAAGAACATTGACTATTCACACTTTGATTTTAGCTGGCGCCCAACTACTGTGGAAGTTGCCTATGAACTAGATTATGTTCATGTTTTTGGTTCTCCTGAATCAGAACTAACACAGACATATTTTGTGAGCGCAGAGCATTATCTAAAAGGTAACACCGAGTTTAAGTTTGTAGAAGATTTAAAACTAAATGAAGATACTTTGGCTAAACTATTCAAGAAGCCTGATATGTTCTTTATTGACAGAAGCAATAGTGAATCACAAGAGCGGTTTGAGAAGCTTAAAGAACGTTTCCCTGGCATTCAAAAGACTCGCTATCTTAATAGCTGGGTTGATACTATCAATCGCTGCACTAAGAAAGCAAGCACTGAATTGATTTGGGTTCTTAATAGTGAACTAGACTATAGCGACTTTAACTTTGATTACTATCCTAATCCTTGGCAGATGAAGATGGTTCAAGTGTTTGGTACTCAGTGGAGCCATTGGGGAACAACGTTCATGGTTAACTGCGAAACATTCCCCGAAGATACCAGGTATGTCAAGATTATTGAACATCTATCCAACTTGAACTTTGTGAAGGATATTCGTACTAAGGCAACACAGTGCGTCCATGATATTGTAGTTATTGACCATGCTAACAAGGAAACAAGTGATGTAGTGTCATTTTTGCAGAGTAAGGTATCTGACAACACGATTACGGTAATTCCTTATCAAGAGAGCTACCTAGAAACCTTCAAGGAAATTATTAGTAAGCAGCAAGAAAAGAAGGATCATTACATTTGGATTTGCTCAAGTGTATGTGACTATACGAACTTTGATTTCTCATATGTGTGTGATCCGTTTGCAAGAGACCAGCTACATGTTTTCCCAAGTGGAACGCAGAAGTTCGGTGATACTTTCTTCGTAGATGTTAACAAGGCTAGAGAAGTTATCAGTGATCTAGAACTACTAGAAAGCTTCAATAAGGTAAACTACAACATGACTATTAGGGCAGAAAGATTGCCCGAACCAGTGATTGTTGTTAATGATGACACGCATTCTACTGCTATTAATAAGATTATTGATTTCCCATACGCAACACTAGTTACCTATGATAACACTGATGTACCTAAGGTTGATATTGAGCCGATGAATCTTTGGTCTAGCGATACTAAGAATATCTATGTTACTAGTACTGGTGCAACTCGTATTGTTGTGCCTGTCGAAGCTAAGGACTATGTTAAGAAAGAATTGTATGAATATCCATACATTAAGCGTGCTCCTAAGTTAGCAACTTCTAAGCCATTAGATATCGTATACCTAAGTAACGGCGAAACAGGTGCCGACGAAAACTATCAATACTTGTTAGATGTTACTAAGGATCTCCCCAATAGAGTTGTTAGGGTAGATGGAATTAACGGTCGTGTTGCTGCTTATCATGCAGCAGCAGAGGCTAGCGAAACGACTTGGATGTTCACGGTCTTTGCTAAGCTTAAAGTCAACCCTAAGTTTGATTGGAACTGGCAACCCGATAGAATGCAGGCTCCTAAGCATTATATTTTCTATGCAAAGAATCCAGTTAACGGATTAACCTACGGTCACCAAGCAATGATCGCATATAACAAGAAGCTCACACTTGCTAATGAAGGCAAAGGTCTTGATTTTACATTGGATGACGAGCATGAAGTAGTGCCATTGATTTCAGGAACAGCAAACTACAATACTGACGAGTTCTCAACGTGGCGCACTGCATTTAGAGAAGTTATCAAGCTTAAAGCGGATTCTGATGATATAGCCAAATATCGCCTTGATGCCTGGCTTACTAAAGGGGAAGGTAATTTCGCAGAGTACAGCATTAAGGGTGCGTTAGATGCAGAAAAATACTATGATGATGTTGGCGGTGACTTTGACATGATCAAATTAAGCTATGAATGGGATTGGCTGCGAAACAAGTTTAATGAAATGTGATTTTGGGTACTTAAAGCGGTTGACAACAGAATAAAAGATAAGTATAGTAGAAGCTATAGTGAAAAATATCACATTACCCTAACAGCCAAAGGAGGCTACTATGAAGAAGTTCATTTCCCTTATTACAATGTCTGCAATGCTTGCTGTCTCTACGCCAGCTCTCGCCGATCATAGGCGCTTTGACCCACGCTGGGGCGTAGATCATGGTGGGAGGCAACATCCTGGTACCTGGCGAGGTCATCGTGATCGTGGTGTAAGCACTGAAGGTGCAATTATCATTGGACTCGGTGCATTGCTTGTAGGTAAGGCTATTGCCGATAGCAACAACCGTCGTCGTGAACGTGAAGTAATTATTGTAGAACGTTACCCGCAACAACCCCGACAAGTTTGTCAAGACGTAGTTCAGCACGATTACTATGGGAATCCATATGTTGCCGGACGTAACTGCTGGTACGAGCGATGATTGATTGGTCAGGTATGCGTACTGTGCGAAAGCCGACTCAAAAGGAGCGCGGACGCTATCAACGTTGGGTAAAGTATCTTAAAGATTCTAGACTCACCGAAGAACAAATCCATGAACGAGCAGCTAGATTGACTGAACAGGGTCGGGAGCCTGATCTATAATTATGGTAGTCTGTAGTTGTAGAAACATTAGAGACTCGCAATACACTAGCAGAGAAGAACTATCTGCCCGCATTTTACAAGACGATTATTGTTGTGGTACATGCTTAGACGAGTTTTTACCAAACGACAACAAAAAGATTGACACGAACCCCCAACTAGTATATAAATAGATTATCAGTTGTTTGATGCAATCTGATGTTTGTGCAGGACCCGGGGGCGGTACCCGGCGCCTCCACCATTAACACACTTGCCTGACTCCTCCGGTTTTTGGGAGGTAAGTTGGGACCGAACTTCACTAGAGGTCGTTCTACAGTGCCTTGAGGCATGAGGATACTAACAGAAACGAGTGTGTTAATGATGGGGGCGAAATTTAGGATCGACTGCAAGGCAGAGGTGAGAGTAGACTGATTGGTTGGCCGCATATAAGCCAAAACTGTAAATGTCGCAGCTAATGACAACAATGTGGATCTTGCCCTAGCGGCATGATTCTACGGGGTCCGGGAGTACCTTGCAACAGAAACTCCCAACCATACTAACTATCATAAATACAGTATGGACATTAATGAATTGGAATCCTTTAAATTAAGCGATGCTGTAACTTTCCACAAGGAATTGAACCCTAAGTTGTGGGAAGATAATACACTTGATCCAGAAGTGCGTGATCAATTACTATTGATTGCCGAAGACTTTGTAGAATATCTAGGCATCAGCAATCTTAAAGTTAGAGACGTTACTATCTCAGGTAGTAACGCTGCCTATTCATATACTCCTCACAGTGACTTAGACTTGCACATATTGGTAGACTTCAATGAACTACCAAACAACGAAGTGTACCAAGAACTGTTCACTGCTAAGAAAACATTATATAACGATGCCCACGACATTACGGTGCGTGATGTTCCCGTAGAACTATATGTGCAGGATACAAATCAGCCTCATGTTAGTTTAGGTGAGTACAGCATTGTCTATGACAAGTGGATTCGCATTCCTAAAAAGCGTAGAGCAAACTTTGACGAAGCTGCAACCAAAGCAAAGTATGAGAAGCTTGGTGACCTTATTGAGTTGGCATTGAAGTCACGAGATCCAAAAAGAGTCAACGATACCCTCGCACTAATCAAACGTTATCGCAAGAGCGGACTGGAGAAAGCTGGCGAGTTTGGTCCTGAGAATCTAGCATTCAAAGCAATCAGAAAGCAGGGACTGATTCAAGACCTACATGACCTCAAAGCACAATTACACGCTGAAAAGTTAAGCATTGACGAATATGCTAACGAAGATTATGATCCAAATGGTCCGCCCCCTGGACCCGAGTTTAAGCCTACGATGCCTGCAGGTACTGTCAGAGTAGACGTTAGTGATGTATACGATTGGTACAAGCTAGGTCAACATATCAGCAATATGAAGGGTTTGGGTAAGCACGATTTCGGTAAAGGTCCTCCCAGCACTATTTTGTCATTCGGTGATGAAGATACCGAACACAAATATATTCAAGATTTAGAAAAGACTGGATTGACTACGACTGATATTGATCCAGTTGACCCCAAGCAACCAAAAGGTATGAAGCGTCAAAAAACTGACCCTACATTTAATGTCAATGAGACAGACGATAGAAAAGCAGCAGTACTTAAGATTCAGAAACACTTGAATAAGAAGTATGGTGCCAACCTTGACCTTGACGGTAAACTAGGTCCGTTGACTCTTAAATCAATCAACAAGTTTATGCCTAGAGCAAAAACTGGATTAGCTGATGAGCCTAACAAGACAACAGCAGTGCAGGGTAAGAAGCTGAAAGAAGCAAAGATTGATGCCCATCGTCAGGGTGATACTATTTGGATCAACTACTTTGAGGTTCCTGAGAAAGGTAAAGGACTTGGTACTCAAGAATATATGAAGTTTGAAAAGAGCCTTCCTAAAGACATAAAGAAGATTCGTTTAGTAGCAAGTGATGCCGGATATGGTCCTACTCACGAGTTTTGGGACAGAATGGGATTTGACTATGCTTATCCAGATGATGATAATGAAATGGTTAAGCTGCTAGAAGCCGTCAAGTTCAAAGTACAAAAGGGCAAGAATAAATTCTCTACTGAATTATTAGTAAGCGGTGAACCTGTTGGTATATATCAATACGATGCTACTACTGGACGCAGTATTGCCGAAATTTATCCTGAGTTTAAGGGCAAGGGTTTAGGTAAACTATTAGTCTTACACGCTATCTATACCGCTGCACAATTAGGTCTTGATTTTATAGAAGATGATTCACGAACCGCAGAATATGATAACGTATTAGATAGCCTAAGCAGCAATGGTTATATAGTAGATGATGATGGATATTGGTATGTCACAGGTGACGGAGAACAATATCTGAAACAATCATTAAAAGAAGCCCACCTGGTAGAAACCGCAGAGGAAAATCAAATTATCAATGCAGTTTCTAGAGCAGCCGCTGATAAAATTGTCGAGTTCATGCAAGCGAATGAAAGCAAGATATTGGATATGTTATTGGTAGGCATGACTCCCAAAACTCGTCTAATATTATTTGGTTTAAAACCAAAAGACCTAAATGTTCCCTCAGTGAAAGACCCGCTACTCAATAAATTATTAAAAACTATGAAAATTAAAGTCAGTACCTATAAGAATTGGAAAAACGAAAAAGATACAAAGATTTATGGAGAATACTATGAGGGTGATAACAGTATTTTACTTTATTTCCCGGCTCATGAACTTGCTGCTAAAATACGAGGAACAACCATTCAATCCGAGGTTGCCAGTACATTATCACATGAAATTCAACATGCGCTTGACGATTTAAAAAGTCAGGGCAAGGCACTAGCAGATCCTATATTATACAAAGGAATGAGTAACGATTATCAATCATATCTTAAAAGACCATATGAAGTGAATGCTAGATTCCAACAAGCAACTATGGACATAGCAGAATATGTAGCTATGCCAAAGAAAGATGGTAGCAAGGCTACACAGAAAGATTTGCCGGAACTAATTCGTTACGCATTTGAAAAAAATCAATTAGATAAAATCTACGAGAAAAATCAAAAAGAATATAAGAGATTATTGTCTCGTGCTTATAAGTTCTTCCAAGCTGAAATGAATGCTCCTAAGAAAGCAACTCCTCAAAATATAGTGAGTAGAGCAGTCAATTGGATAATGGGTAATTCCACAAAAGAAATTAATGAGGCTTCCGGATACATTCCAAGCGAAAAAGAGAAGAATGATCCTCGCTTCAAGACTGCACTGACTGTAGACGTTAAGCCAGACTCAATCAAGAAGAATGCTAAGGCGTTCAACTGGAAAACCTCACGAGCAGGCATCCCTCCCCAAGCACGAGCAGATGGTAAGCTTGCGGAAGACCTAATGAGAGAGTTTAAAAGTTTTTTACTTGAAGATAAGCAGCCCAAAGTAGGTTATCACGTTACTGCTACAAAAAACTTACCAGTCATACGTAAGAACGGAATCAAAGCAGATAGCAGAGGCAATAGCTATGTTTGGGATTCGTTTGAAATGGCTGAATGGTTCACCGACTTTCAGAACGATGAGGGTCAAGATAGAACGATATTGAAAATAGATATGACAGGCATTGATGCCCGCCCCGATCCAGAAGCCGAAGACATGAGCGAATGGTCAAGTAGATTTAAGCCCGGCACGAACGGCGGCGCTTGGATAGTAACAGGTTCTATTCCACCGGACAAAATCATAGGTTGACAATGGCCCAAAACTATTGTAGTGTGAGACTATGAGCAAAGATTTCAACACCGCAGAAGAAGCTAGAATGATCATGTATGATATCAATGATCAGCTTTGTAAGCTACCATATAACCCTGACCTAAGCAAGTTTTGCTACAATATCTGTGACATGGTTGAAGAGCTTAGCAAGCTTGAGGTCTATACCCGCCGCACCCCTCCCCGTTCTCGCTATCATGTGCAGTATAATAAACTGCGTGAAGAAATCCGCGGTGCTATTAAGCACCTCAACAACCTTATCCTTATGCTTCGCCTCATGGCATAAAAAAATATCCAGTTAGGCAAAAAACTGGTTGACTTCCCCCTCATAATATCATATAACAAGACTATAGAGAGCAACGAAGCAAACACTCTCTACATTTGTTCAAACTAAGGAGCTTAAAGTATGTCTCAAATGTCCGATAATCTCACTATCACTTCTATTCAGGCCCGTAAGGCTATTCTCGCTGCGTTCAAGGCAAAGCGCCCTGTCTTCCTCTGGGGCCCTCCGGGTATTGGTAAGTCTGAATGCGTTCAGGAAATCACTGACGAACTCGGTGGCTACATGGTTGATCTTCGCATGGCGCAGATGGAACCGACTGACATTCGCGGTATCCCCTACTTCAACAAGGAAATCGGCAAGATGGATTGGGCCGAACCTGTTGATCTTCCCAGCGAAGAACTTGCCGCACAGTATCCGATCGTCGTTCTTTTCCTTGACGAAATGAACTCCGCTCCCCCTGCTGTTCAGGCTGCTGGTTATCAGCTTATTCTGAACCGTCGTGTTGGTAAGTACAAGCTGCCTGATAACGTTGTTATCGTTGCTGCTGGTAACCGCGATAGCGACAAGGGTGTTACGTATCGTATGCCGATGCCGCTTGCTAACCGTTTCGTTCACCTTGAAATGCGTCCTGACTTCAACTCTTGGCAGCAGTGGGCTGTTAACAAGGGCGTTCACAAGGACGTTGTTGGTTATCTCTCGTTCGCTAAGCAGGATATGTACGACTTTGATGCTAAGGCTTCGTCTCGCGCCTTCGCTACCCCGCGTTCGTGGGTGTTCGTGAGTGACCTGCTCACTGACGAGGACAACGTTGATAACGATACGCTGTTCAATCTCGTTGCTGGTGCTGTCGGTGACGGTCTCGCTACCAAGTTCATGGCACATCGTCGTGTTGCTGGTCAGATGCCGAACCCCGCTGACATTCTTGATGGTAAGGTCAAGGACCTTAAGGTCAAGGAAATCTCTGCGATGTATTCGCTTACGATTTCTATGTGCTACGAACTTAAGGAAGCACTTGACAACAAGCGTGTTGATAACAAGCAGTTCCACGTGATGGCTGATAACTTCTTTGAATACATCATGAAGAACTTCGAAACTGAACTGGTTGTGATGGGTGCTAAGATTGCGCTTAAGACGTACCGTCTGCCGATTGAGCCCTCGCAGCTTTCTAACTTTGACGAGTTCCACAAGAAGTACGGTAAGTACATCGTGGAAGCTGGCAACTAAGTCAGCAAGCTCCGGGGGAGGGTTTGAGACAGCCCTCCCCCATTTTTCGTAGGTATTAATATGAGCATAGCCACTTGCGCGGTTTGCGGTGTCCAAGTAGAAAGAACACTTCATCAATTCCCTACCCGTAAGTATCCGCACAATGCTCCCTACCTTGCCGCTCTATATCACCGAGATCCTTTTTGGGGAAATGGTGATTTTGAAGAATATTGCGGCCCTAAATGCGCTACAGAGGCTTTCTTAAAAAGCAAACAAGTATAAAGTTTTTGGTTGACAATACCGCTTAGGTTTGTTATATTGTCTATATCAACTAAGGAGATTTCTATGAGTGACGTTATTCCCGGTACTGCGACTAAGCCTAAGAAGGGCAAGCGTACCCGCAGCAAGAAGTTTGAAAATCTGATCGGCCCGACCGATCCTAAGATTGATCACGAAGCCCGTGAGCGTCTTATTACCGCTCGTATTGGTCTCCTGCTTCGTCAAAGCTTTTTCGGCAATCTCGCTACTCGTTTACAGCTTGTAAACGCTGACGAGTGGTGCTCCACTGCTGCTACTGACGGTCTGCGTTTCTACTACAACAGTCGTTTTATCAAGATGCTTCGCACTAAGGAAGTTGAATTCCTTGTCGGTCACGAGGTCCTTCACGTTGTTTACGATCACCTTGGTCGTCGTGACAGCCGCGACCCTGAAATTTGGAACATCGCTAACGACTATGCTGTTAACGCTGACCTCAAGCGTCACAAGGTCGGTGAAATGATCACTACTGTTCCTGCTCTCTATGAGCAGAAGTATGATGGTCTTGCATCCGAAGTCATTTATGACGACCTCATGAAGAACGTCAAGTACATTGATATTGACGAACTCCTCGACAAGATGCTTGACGATCACCTTGAAGATGAAGGTCAGGGCGAGGGTGACGGCGAAGATAATGGTCAGCAGGGTAATGGTAAGCGTCCGCGGATGAGCCCTGAGGAACGTGAACAAGCCCGTCAGGAAATGAAGCAGGCTATTCTCAACGCTGCACAGACTGCCGAAGCTGGTACTATCCCGCTGGGCGTTGAACGTCTTATCAAGCAGCTTACTGATCCTGTCATGCCCTGGCGTGAACTGATCCAGACTAATCTGACCTCTGCTATCAAGTCTGATTACACTTGGATGCGTCCTTCTCGTCGTTCTTGGCACATGGATGCTGTTATGCCTGGTATGAATCCTGGTGAAGAAATTGACGTTGATATCTACATTGACATGTCAGGTTCTATCAGCAACAAGCAGGGTATGCAGTTCCTTAGCGAAGTCGCTGGTATGATGGAAGCGTTTGATGGTTACTCGCTCCGTGTCACTTGCTTTGATACTCGCTGCTACAACACGCAGGAGTATACTAGTGAGAACATGGAGAACATTGAGGAGTATCAGCTTCACGGTGGTGGCGGCACCGACTTTGATAGCATCTTTGATGACCTCAAGGAAGCTGGTCGTGTCCCCAATCGTTTGATCGTCTTCACTGACGGTTATCCGTGCGGTAGCTGGGGCGATGCTGATTATTGTGATACGACTTGGATCATTCACGGTGACCCCAATCCGAACCCGCCCTTCGGTACGTATGCTATCTATGACGACCATAAGAAGTAATACGATAGCAAGTGTAGGGGCTATGATATACGAGTCCCCGGACGGTGGAAAGACGATCTACGCAAGAGAGCGTGGGTCGTCTTACTGCGTTTTAGTCCGAAAAGACGATACCGTAGAGGAAATTAAACAGCTTCTTGCTAGACGAGACCGGCTTACTAAAATTTGTGAACTGGCTAAAACAGTTCCTGCATTAAACGATCAGCTAGAAAAGCTTGAAGAAATATATTTGTTGGTGAAAAATGAAAACAATTGACGATATCAACCTACACACATGGTTTATGGAACGTGAACTGGAGTTTAAGCCGGCGCACTTCATTGAGTCCAGCGTACCTGTTACCGAAGAATCTAAGGTTTGGATTCTAGAAAAGCTTACCGGAAGATTCACTTTAGGACCGGGCGCTGTCACTTTCTATAACGGTATGTTCCCCTCATTTGAAGATTCTAAAGAAGCACTGTTCTATGAACTTACGTGGGGTTAACGCTACTACTGTTGTACAAGACGATGTTCCGTTTGAACCTGCGGCTCGGCGTATACTTACCTTTCAACGAGACCGCAGTAAACTTTATGTTGATAAAACACCATACCACTATGCCAATCCAATAATGTATTCATTTGCAGAGTTGGAAGAAATGGCTTATTGGTGCCATGATACCTTTGGTCATCGTGGCTATAGACAAAATACTATGGAACTTGTGTGGGACTTCAATGCTGATCCTTACTACATCTTTTGGTTTGAAGAAGAAAAGCATTTGATGATGTTTATACTACGCTGGTCATGACCACCGTACGAATCGGGTCTGGTATGGCAAAGAACGTACTGGAAGTGTTAGAATGGCTTGACGAGAATATCGGTGAATTCCACCGCAGACATATGTCTACCTCATGGACCACATCCTACTACGGTGAAGGGTGGGAAGCACGCTGGCACTCCGCATGGCCAGGGTGGTTTATGGATGTGACATTTGATGACCCAAAACACGCCGTATTCTTCACTCTACGCTGGAAATAAAAATATTCTCCGAACAAATTAGCAATTAAATACAAATGCGAATTTACAAGGAGAACGCAAATGGCTTTTTTAAGACACGTAGGGAAGCACGGTGATCGCAAGGTAGCGATTGTATTCCGTGAAGTACCAGGCGAGCCACATATGTGTTTAGTAGTATATACAGAACTACTCAACAGAAATATTCATGATCCGTTGGTAAAGTGCATTGAAAGTGACATTGGTCAGAACAGTAAGAACTTAGCCGACGCATTAAATCGTACACACACCACTGATGGTAACATCATCCTTCAGAAGCTTCACGCCGAAGGCATGTTAAAGAAGGTTAATACAGAACTTATCGTAATGACCCCTGCCCCCAACACTCAGATTAAGCTTAGTGAATTGAACACTATCCTTGACGAAATGGAAAAGGGCGAAGCAGCAGTTAAGAAGCTTGCTGAAATGGATAGTCAGCTTGGTATGCAGGATCCAGTTCAGGTTGCTAAGCGTATGCGCGGTGACATGATCACTGAAAGTGCTACACGCAATGAAGTCCCGGCCGCTGCCCCATTGCAAGCATCAGGTGACGCATTAGGCGATGCAGCGATTGCTAACAACATTCGTCAACAGGCAATGAGAATGGCAGCAGAAGCTAGAGGTCTTCTAGCAGAATCGGAAAGAATGCTTAAGGAAGCTGATGCCCTTGCTCCCGCAGCCCCTGCTGTTAGTGCTACTCCAGTAGCAAAGAAGACACGTGGTAGACCAAAAAAGGTAGCTATTTCTGCATAAGGTAAAGTAAATGTCCCCTGAATTTATTGAAAAGTGGGAAAGACTACTTGAAGATGTTGACAAGCAGAAAATTCCAGTTGAGTTTATCAAAAAGATTATATTGAAGTTACAAGGCAGAAGACAGCACACTATCAATATACAGAGACTAATGGAACAAGGACTTTACCCGGAAGAGATTGAAGATGTGATAAGCACTAAACTTATTGATCTTGACGAACTAGTAATAGGAATTGAATTTATACTTAATGTTGAGAGCATTGCAGAAACAGTGCAGCCCGAAACAGATAGATTATTGAATGGATTATGAAACTAATAATAGCATGTGACCCAAATGGGGGTATAGGCTATGAAAACAGATTGCCCTGGAGTAATATCCAGGGCGATTTGCCAAGATTCAAGCGTTTAACAGAAGGACAAACTGTTATCATGGGACGCAACACTTGGGATAGCTTACCAAAGAAACCGTTACCAAAGAGGTATAACTTTGTCGTAACGAGCCAACAACTTGATATGCCAGAGCATTCAGAATGCATAACCTACGAAGAATTTACAGCCCCGTCTTGTTCTCTTAGGTTTAGTAGCACATGGTTGATAGGCGGCGCACAATTAGTCAATGCATGTTGGCCTCACATCACTGAAATACATCTAACAAACGTATACGACCATTATACTTGCGATACTCACATAGACCTGCTATATGTAGAAGCTAACTTTACTAGGGTTTGGAGCGAAGTGTTCCCTGATCATAGATATGAAATTTGGAAAAGAAAATGAAACAGTACCACGATTTGCTTGAAGATATACTAAATAACGGTGAAGTCAAGGACGATAGAACTGGAGTCGGAACTATCAGCGTTTTTGGCCGTCAACTTAGATTTGATCTATCAAAAGGCTTCCCTGCTATTACTACTAAAAAATTAGCCTGGAAGTCAGTAAAAAGCGAATTACTTTGGTTTATAGAAGGGACAGGCGATGAGAGAAGACTTGCGGAAATTTTACACGGATCCAGAGATTCTACAAATAGCACTATCTGGACAGGAAATGCTCAAGCAACTTATTGGTTGCCCAAGGCCAAATACGACGGGGATTTGGGACGAGTATATGGTGTGCAGTGGAGAGACTGGCGAGGAGTTGACCAGCTCACAAAATTGATTGAGGGTATCAAGACTGATCCTAACGGTCGTAGACATATCATTACTGCATGGAATGTAGATGAACTTGATCAGATGGCATTGCCTCCCTGCCATGTTCTCGCACAGTTCTATGTTAGCAACGGTAAGCTAAGCTGCCATATGTATCAGCGTAGTGTTGACGTATTCCTTGGCCTCCCCTTCAACATCGCTAGCTATGCGTTGCTTACTCATATGATTGCACAAGCATGTGACCTAAAGGTAGGTGAACTTATCATTTCAACTGGTGATACTCATATCTATAGCAATCATATTGAACAGGTTAAAGAACAGTTAAGCAGAGAAGAATACCCATTACCTGCTCTTTTCCTTAATCCCGAGATAAAAGATATTGACAAATTCGCAATGGATGATATACTGCTATTTGACTATCAGAGTCATGGAACTATTAAGGCTGATATGGCAGTATGACAATTACCGTAACCGCACACTGGTTTACAGTCGGTGATGTGGAAGACCCTGAAATTTATGCGGCTGAGCCAATTTTTGAATGGCAGCAAACAGAAGCCGGTAAATGGGTTATGGAACATTCCAACCCAGCTCCTAGCTTTCACCAAATAGTTGATTTCACAGAATGGGGAACCAGATACTGTATTAAATGCTACCTAACTCCTGAAAATTATACTTATTGGAAGTTGAAATACGAATGAAAACCCGTGAAGAAATCATCAATAATATGTGCATGACCTTTCGTCATGATTACGGTCTTGAAATCAGTGAAGATGATAGAATGTACACACTTATGTCAGGCATGACTAAGCAGGAACGTGAAGCATTATATCGTGATATGGAGCAGGTCTTTGATCACTGCTTTTCTTCTATCTTTACCGAGTTTCAAGGCGTGTATAACGGTTCTCTGATTACTATGCCAAAAAACGAAGAACATGCTAAGGCCATGCTTAGAGTAGCACAGTTTTATTTGGACAACCAGGGATGAGAGTTCTAGTCACAGGTGGTATGGGCTTTATTGGGCATAACGTTGTTGCTCAATTAGAAGACATGGGGTATGACGATATCACACTTGTTGACAATTTTACTACATATGGAATCATTCCCGAAAATGAATTAACTGCGTTGATGTTAGAGCGTCAATCACGTATTTCGTCTGTCTGTTATGAATATGATATTGCAGCATCGGCAGTGGAAACTGCGTTTAAAGCAAATAAGCCCGACCTTGTAATTCATCT